AGTAGTTGTAAGTAAAATCAGTCTCTAATGATTTTTGCTCTCCATATATTGTTCCTTGCGTAGATTCTATTACTGCATTATCTCCTGCATCAATACATTCATCAAAAGACCTCGTAACCGCAGAACCATATGTAGGTATGTAACTTGTAGGGTAACTTCCTTGCTCCATCTGCCACCCATAGAAATACATTCCATCAGTTCCATTCCCTGTAAATGAGTGTTGCCCATCAGCATTTGTTAATGTAATACCATTACCTGAACCACCTGAAGATGTCTTGCTAAATTGAATAGTGCAATAGTACCAATCATTCCCTACCTCCGTGATTGAATATGAAGTTGGTTCACCATATCCTCCTAAATCACTTGCGAAAGTAGTTCCGTTACTAACATCAAAACCTCTTGCTACATTAGAGCCTCTATTGTTTGTTAATAAAACAAATTTACTTGTTTCCCCTGCTTTAGCATAGACACTCATAGAATAAGATGCTGCTATCACATTTGGTATGTAATCAACTCCGTGACTACCATTAGCAGTTGTTGCTACTAATTTTGCAGCATTAGATACACCCTCTGGAGATACTATAGCATTGTCGGTAATTATTACACGAGTTTGATATGGCATTCCTCCAAAGTATTCACTATGACTAAATATATTCGTTCTTTGAGGCTCAAGTAAAAGAGCAGGACACGAAGCACCACCACTATAATCTAATCTCGGTAAGTCCTCTAATATACCTGCTTGTGCAGTAGATGCTCCTGTCTCAATGTAGTCAGTAGCAACCAAGCCTTGCTCTAATTGAGCGTCTTGGATGTAGATGCTACCTGCATCACTATCATTCCATCCTACATAAATTCTAACTTGACTAATGGTGTTTGTATAAGACATCCATACTCTATACCATCCATTGCCTACTGATTCGTATCCTCTTTCTATGTAGTTAGATGAACCATAAACCCAAGAAAGAGTTGTTAAATTAAAGGCAACCGCAGGGTCAGTTGATGTACCATCACACCACAATGAAACAACATCTTGAGTATTCGCTTTTGCATATACGCTTAATGTTTGAACACCGCTCAAAGAAACGGATTGGCTAACTCTACGATATGAAGAAGCACCTTTCTCCATTTCCCAAGCATCGCTTGAACCATCATATCCTGTTTGACCTCCTGTAAGTGTAACTCCTGATTGACTCCAAGTAGTATCAAACTGATTTGATTGCAGCAAGAGATTCTCTCTACCCTTCTCAATAAGACCATTAACATCTACCCTTGTAGCAGCAAGATTTGAACCCCTACTAAATGTAAAATCCCCATCCTCAACAAGCACCTCTTTAATTGATATATTGTCAATGTAGTATTCGGTAGTATTGCTTAAACAGATAAATGAAAACAAAGTCGTAGAAGCAGTAAACTTGAAAGAGTTGACACCTTGATTAAAAATAAATCTTGCACTCCCATTATACTCTAATGCTCCACCTGTTGAGTCACCTATGATATTTACATCTACATTGACATAATACTTTTTTCCAACTACTAAAGTTGATTGTCTTAATTCAGTTGCTGCTGACGCAGTTCTTTTTAAATGCGCTTGACCTGCTGACCATTCTACAACATTTCCTGCATTTGCATTATTTATTGTCCAACCGCTTAAATCACTATTAAAAGTTCCGTTAGTTACTGACTCTGCTCCATATTCGGGAGTAGGGCGTACACTATACAACTTCCCATCCTTATACGCAGTAGGAAGCATTGCTAAACTGCTTGACTTGTATATACTCATCGTAGTAAACTTATTTCTTTAATAGTACAGATTCTTGCCTCCGTAGCTCCGCTATCGGCAACTACCCTAACGCTGTAAGCATCAAACAACGCCTCTGCTGAATCTCTCTCACCCATAGTACGGATAGCCTCACTCGCACATCCAAAGCCCTCCATAATAGCACCATCAGCTAATGCTCGTGTCTTTAACTCATCTACCGCATAGATGTAGTAGCTAATCTCATTGAAGTTGATAGTGTTCTGTGAACCCCACCAAGTGCTTCCATATATTGCTCCGTAGCCGTTACCCATTCTTATTCTGTTTTTTTAGATACACCTTTAACTTCTTAATATTAGAAGCCTTTGGCTTATAGATCTTCTTAACTATAAAACCCATCCATTAAAGTTTTGATTTTTACTAGGGTACATATCATCATTTGATGATGTATTGTACTCAGGATATTTAGAACTATAATAAGCCATGTGATCTACAAACCTTCTTGCGTAGTGTTCTGCAATATCTCTTTCCTTTTGGACTAAGTAATCAAGATCTTCCTTTGTTACACTCTGACCATTCTCTGCACCTTTAGTGTATATACCTCCATTTGCTACTTTAAAGTGTATGTAAGGCAGTATCTCTATCGCGGAGTAGTGTATTACCATATCCTGAATATAGTTCGTGAAAAGCGTTAAATAATCGCCTGTCAAGGTATCGCCATTAATATCACTTGAGATCTTATTAAATAGCTTTGTACCTAATATATTCTGAATATGAATATCCTGAGCAATCTTAATGAACTGAATCATCTGATCACGATCTACATTCCCATTGATTCCTGTTCTTTTTATAACATCAGCAGGGCTGACAAATAGTATCTGAGCCATATTAGTTCAATTTTCCTCTGTTGGGCATATCAATAGGGCGAGTATTTGCCGTATCGTAATCTTTAGGATTGATCTTACTACTAGAAACTCCTGCACTTGCAGCAGCACTAGGGCTTACCCTCTTGTCATTCTCTAAAGCCTCTGTTTTACTCTTAGGTAAGAATTTGCCTCCTGATCTCTTTCTTGTATATATAAGGCGTTCCCACTTATGGTGGCAATATGCCCCTCCTTTATATTTAAAGATGCTGTATGTAGATCTACCCTTTGGCGCAAGACCACCATTTACACCTGCGAAACTCATTTGATTAATATCTTCTTTGCGATATACTTTACCGCTATCAGATAAACCTACCATCTCTACGCAGAATGTTCTTGAGTTATCTTTTAAATTACCTGAGTATCTATAACGAACCTTAAACATACCTGCATCGCCTGAAGATCTCTCGTCAGCATCACCATATGAACTTACAGCAGCCATACTTACAGAAGTAATAGCATCTACAATCTCATCTTCGTTATCAGGATCTAAGACATCTTGTACAGCAGTTAGTTCCCACTCTTCTTCATTAACATCTTCACCTTTATCTGATAGGTATTCTAGCCACTGAGATTCATCATCTTTTGTAAAGTCAGGATCTGCAGCCATCTTGATTCCTGTTTCTTCTTCTATCGTTTCTTGATCATCTATTTCTTCAATCTCTGTAAACTCTAAAGGAGTTAATGTCTTAAAGTATAGATTTAATGAAACATTGTTAAAAGCCAATATCTGATCTAATGCAGCAATTACTTGATTCTGTTTTGGCTGTATTACCGTATTGTCAAATAATATAAATGCAGTCTTTATTTCATCGGCATTATTACCTAAGCCTGTCTGATCTTTAACACCAAACAACATAGGGCTAGTAATTCTATGACCTACCAATACCTTCTGCTGTGATTCTCTAGAAAGAAACTCGTACTGATTATGAGCATCTGATAACTGAACAGGCTCAATAGAAGCAGCGGTGTCTGCTGAATCGTTAAACGAAAGTATAAATTTACCTGCGTTAGAAGTACCTCCCCATTTCTGCTTGATCTGAGATTCAATGTTGTCTCTTTCTTCTTCAGGCGGAACTCCGTTGTTAAAATTAACGATCATAGAAGGAGCAAGTCCATTCTTAATATTGTTAATGTGGTAGTTTGCTACCTCTCCCTCTAATTCAGCATATGGTAACGCACCTTGATAATCAACAGGGCTGTAATAGTAGCTACCCGATCTGTAAGGGCGGAAGTATAGTATCTCTACCTTATCCCCTTGCTCACCAAATCCAAACGCAGGAATACGCTCTACACCCTTCTTAGATCTTACTTGATCCCAATCATAAGCATAGTAGTAGGCTTCAACTTCGCCTTCTGCATTACATTTCTCTGCTCTAAGGGTTTCAACAGGCATGTGATATACCTCTACGATCTTAGTCTTGTTCTGATTATAGATTAACTGAAACGCACCATTACCTAGCATGTAATAGTCGTTAATGACTTTTTTAAGTTCGCTATCCTTAATTAACTTACGAAGTTGTAGGTAACCCTCAGGGTTTTTACCTGAATCGGTAGCATCTATACCTTGACCAAAGATCATATCAATGATCCCTGAAACGACTGCGTTATTAGTAGGCGATCCGTTGTAACGATCTATTAGGTACTGAAAATAATCATTATCATCTCCATACTCTACCCAACCCTTACGAGAGTTTTCAGAGATTACAGGGCTAGTGTAACTAGATAATTGAACAAACTTGAATTGACTATTCTCCATAAATCTTAAACTCGTTATCCATTGTTTTTTCTGTTGTAGCTAACTTAGGCTGATATGTGCTTATGTTAGATCCTATCGGCATAATATACATACGATCTTGTGAAAGTAATTTGATCTTGCCTACTTCCCAAATCTTTACCACATAAAAACTTTCCGCCACTAAAGCAGAAACATCATAAGAAAATGTCAATAGCTTTCTGAAATCATTATATGTTCCCGATATAGCTTGATCAACCTTCTCTACTCTTTGATCCTCAGATATAATTTCTATCTCAAAAGATTCCGTTGTGAAATCCCTTAGGTACATCTTTATCTGTGGAGTTGTATTTTCTTCTACAATTATCATCTAATTATAAAACCCAAAAGAAATATAATGGTTATATTTGCCCTGTTCATCTCTCTTAGGTAGCATTGCTACCAAAAAAGAAGCCCCTCCGTAATGGAAGGGCTTTTTTGATTCTGTAAATATTAGATCTTAGATGTCGTTGATTACAGAAGCATTAGCAGCAATCGCAGCATCTACAAAGTTAGCAGGAATTTTCTCCTGAGCATTCATAGTTAAAGTGTAACCTGATAAATCAGCCATTGCAGCACCTGTAACGATAGTTCCGCCATTTACCTCAGCACCATAATCTAAGCCCATTAAGAACTTATTGCCGTTGTTATCCTCTACAACTACATGAGGACGAGCATAAGAAATTAATTTTAACTCATTATGAGTCTGCTTACTCATTTTCTTAAATGTCAAACTTAGAGTTTGGTCAAAAAATGTTGTTCCGTTCTCACGGCTAGATGTAATCGTTTGCTCAAAGCTGGAGTTGCCCTTTACTTCAAACTTAAACCAATCAGGAGTACCGCCAAATGCATCAATAGCATCTGTATCTGTTCCATCATAGGTAATAGCACCTAATGTCCCGAAGTCTGCAAAGTATACAGCAGTAATACCACCAACTACATCTTTACAAGGTTCGTTTCTTCCTTTTGTTAATAGACAAGCCATATATTATATATTAAAAAAAGGGCAGACAAGCACTAGCCTACCTGCCCCTTTAATTATTAATTAACTACTTTTTAAGTGTAGTATACAATGTCAGCACCAATACCGATCTGAACACCTGCAGTAAAGCGCATTACTACACGAACATTTTGCGAACCATCAAGATCAGCCATGTCTAGTAATTTCACTTCTTGGTGGTCGCTCAACAACCCTGTACCGAAGAACAAGTTTGATTTCTGTGCAGCTACCATATCGTTAGTAGGCATACCTGAACAAACGAACAATTTAACACCATCAAAAGCAAGATCTCCGCCATTGAACCAAGTAGTACCTGCGTTATTTACACCATTAGCACCAAGGCCGTTTGCACCGAATCCACCTAATGCACGAACATAAGCACGAGCGATAGACTGAGATACATAGATGTAAAGATCTTCCTTACCATATATTGCAGCAGGAATAGCATCAACTACTTTACCCAACTCGTCAATAACATTAGCAGCAGTAACAGTTGTACCTGTTACATCTACTACATCACCATCAGCAGCCAATAAAGCAGTGAAGCCATCATACTCACCTTCGTTAGCATCAGCACCTGCCCAAATGTTTTGCTCATTCTTAGCAGCAACCTTAGAAGCAACATATCCGATCATATAGTCAGAGAAGTTAGCAGGTAACTCGTCAAATGCAGAGTAACCCATTGAGATTGCTTCCCAATCTGATACAAAATCAGACTTACATAATTCAAGGTTTACTTGTAATTCTTTTGGAGTAAGAATTTTCTCAGCCAAAGTAAGCGTAGAAGTATCAGAGAAATCACAAGTACCATCTTTAGTGATAGCATCTAAGTTCATTGTCTTAAGGACTTCCTTAAACTTAACATTTGGTTTAATAGTAATACCGCCACCCTCAATAGTGTCGGCACTCAATAATGCAGCAGAAACATATTTCCCCGCAAATTCACCAGCATATGTGGTAGTAATTGAAGTGGTTGTAGCCATTTTTCTTCTTTATTTAAATTAGGATAATTTACTCATTACACGAGATAAGGTTGTAGATCCAGCTTTCTTGCTGAATTGTACCATATCTTGTTTCTTTTCTACAGGAGCAGCAGCAACTTTCTTAGCAGCAGGTGCTTCATCAGCACTCATTTCTACCTCAACTACTTCTTCCTCAGTACTCATTTCAACTTCTTCAGAAACTTCATCAGCAGATTGCTCTTCTTTAGGCATCATACCTGCGATCATTTCTTTGATCTCACTTACTGCTGATTCAAATTCCTCTTTAGTTACATAAGCCATTTCTTCTTCTTCAGCCATAGCTTCTTCAGTTGATTCTTCTTCAACGACTTCTTCTTCAGATCCTGCTTCGCGAATCTCAGCGATTACGCCTTCTTCGGCAATAACAAGAATACGACCATCCTCTAGCTCATGCTCACCAACAGGTGCTGCAACTTTCTCATCATCTTCACCAAGTAGGAATACATTCTCACCTGCTTCAAACGATTCTGCTTCTACTACAACGCCTCCTACGAGTTTCATTGTAGCCATTTCAACTTTTACTTCTTCTTGCACTTCTGCCTGAACTTCAGGAGTAGCATCTTCACTAGGTGTAAGAGCCATCTCAATCTTTTTGAATACTTCTTGTAGATTCATTTTTCTGAACTTTTCTAATTAAACAACGATTTATTACAATTTTGGGTCATTTTCAAATCTGATCCAATTCCTTTAATTTACTCTCTGCCCATCTCTTAGCACTTAAACCACCCCACAGCATATAGCTAATATAACCACAAGAAGTGGTATCTCCTTCATCGTAATACTCTTGCGCTCTGCTTAGGTAACTATACATACGCTTAATGGTAGATACTGATACAGGCTGTTTCTGTGCTAACTGCTGTGCTCTAACTTTACCCACTTGAGTAGCACACTTGTTGCCTTGCTTCTCATTAAGGGCAATTCCCTTTTTTGCATTGTTAGATACTGAATCAGGATAATCTCTGTATGATTCAAGGTCCAATTTTTTTCCATTCTTGTACCTCTTATCGTTTTTAATAACACCTTTGGTCAGTCCCAATAGATAAAGTGAAAGTAGGTGCTCTCCTTCTTCTTGCTCAATTCTTGATAGTTCTGTATTGATTTCAATAGCTGATTCTCGCTGTAAGAACCATCCTTCAATGCTAAAGCCTTTGACTTTACCGCTCTTGACATATTCGTTCCAAATATCTTCGTTATTAACTTTCATTGAAACCATCCATGTTCCCACAGGGTATTCCAAGCCATAGGCTCTGCTCTTGTCTTTTTCAGGATCTTCTATGATCCAACTCTCAACTAAAGACAAGCCTGAGATCTTCTCTTGATGCTCTAATGTAGCATTGCTTTGCTTACCATTCATTAAGTACAATTCAGATGCTCTGCGAATTGTATCCTTAGTAAAGAATACATAATACTCCTCTCCACCATCTACTCGGTAGATAGGCTTTTCAGGAATCATAGCAGCACCCATTAGTATTTTTTTCTCTTGGTCTACTTCTTTAAACTCAAACTTATGGTCTTTGCTCATTGTAATAAAATCCTCCTCTATCGCAGGATGCTCTACAATACTAATAGCATCTATGCCATGTAGCAGTTTTTCCTCGTCTAATACTAATTCAAAAAACTTCATATTTATCCTATTGTTGCTGTTTCTCTAATTTTTCTGTCCATCTTCTCAGCAGTCTGTACCTCTTGACTTACAACATAAGCCTTTACAGGTGATGCCGCTAATGATTTAGATATTTGGTTACCAAGATCAGATGCTTGTGTATCTAATGACAATCTAGGGCTTATGCTAGGTGCTGAGATCTGTGGTCTAGGTGTTGATCCTACTCCACCACCACCTGCTGTTGCAGGAAGCTGAGTAGCATAAATTTGTCTTACACTTGCAATACCACTAGCGATTACACCTGCTGCCGCAATTGGACCTGCTATACCACCTTGAGCAAGTGCTTTAGTGGCCCCTGCGTAAGTATTAATAATTGCCTGTGCTGCACTAAGTGCTTTACCACTCGCTGCCTCTCTACCTGCTAATTGACTTAGTGAACCTAAGGTTCCTGCTATCGCACCTAAAGTAGCTTCATTTACTGCTTTCTTATTATCAGCAGCAGTCTGATCTGCCTTATGTTGTTCATCCCTATACTTCTTATTAACCTTAGACAACTCTTCATTCTTTAGCCTCTCTAATTCAATCTCATCAAAGCCAAACTGCTCTGCATTCTCTAAAAGTCTATTGTACTTGTCCTCTACTGCGTTTATTTCATTTGTCTGAGCATCATTCTGTGCTTGTAAAATAGCATCGTATTCACTCGCTAACTTCTCCTGTAACTGAGCAGATTCCTGTAATAATCTCTCATCACGCTTTGCGATCTCTTCATTTAGCTTCTTTAGAGCCTCAGCATTAGCATCTGTTGCATCTGTATTCTCTTCTGTACCCTTAGTAAAAGCATTTAACCTAGTCTGTAAGGATTTTAATCTTCTATCTCTTTCAGCTTCCAATTCAATTACTCTAGCCTCAGCCTCTGCTTGTTCTTGAAGATCATCTCTGCTAGATTCTCCTAATGCAACTCTCTCTCTTACAATTCTCGCTCTTTCCTTAGCGATAGATATTTCATCATCAGCAATCTCATTTTGTAACTTGGCTGCTGATCTTAATGCATCCGCTCTTTCTTTGTCAGTCTTGGTAGTGTCTTCTGCTGCTAACCTTAACTTTTCAATAGATGCTCTTCGTTGAGCATTAACTTTAATTAATGAGATCTGTCTGTCCTCTAATGCTTGTTGTGCTTTTTCAAGATCTATTGCTGCTTTCGCCTCGTTTCTAATCTCCTCTCCTAATCCCGATAATGTTCCTTTCAGTATGTCTACACCTTCTGAGAAGTCTCCTGATAAGATCTTAAATAAACCTTCTCCAAATGTTGATATACGATCTACAAGAACATCTACAACTGCACCTATACCCTTTAGGGCTTGACTAAGTTTATCAGCACCTCTTTGGGTTTTGGTAAAGTAAGATGTAAGGGCTGTAATAGCAATTAATAAAAGACCTATACCTGTGGCGGCTACCGCAACCCTCAGGGACTTCATTGCAGTAATACCTTTCTTGATACCTGCAACTCCACTCCTAAAGCCCGATACTAAACCTCCTGTAAGTTTATCAGCTTGAGCACTAACGCCTGTAAGACCACCCTCAAGATTGTCTACATTCTTCTCGGCATTAGTAGTATTTACATTTATTTCTATTTCTTTCTTAACTGACATCTAATCTGTTCTTTTGCTTCACTCCATTTAGTAATGATCTTCCATTCCCCTTTAGCTATCATCAGATCCTGATCGGTAGCCTTCTGTTTCTGAAGTTGCTCAATTATAAAACCCAAGTCCATCACACATCGTTTAGAAGTTCCAAAGTAGCCTCTTCTGTTCTAAGGTTTATTTGAATCTGATTAATTACATATCTCCTACCTGCTATATCTAGCTTGTCATTCATTCTTAATGTTGCTGCTATCTTAAAAGGTATTACAGCTTTTATTGAGTAGACCCTACGGCTAGTTGAGTACAAATCTGTGATATAATCTTCCCAGAATTGATTGTATAAGGTCTGTACGAAACTTTGTTCGTGAAGAGGATCAACTTCAAGTCCATAGGTTAGCATTTGTGTTACACTTGCTGCAACTCTGTTATTTATATTAGCACATAGGTATACTTGGTTAGATGCTGTGGTTGTTAATCCTGTTTCATCTAAGAAGCCTATTGGATAGGCAGAGATGTTTAATGTAGCAGGTGAATAGAAGATAACAGGCTGTCCTATATATGGATCTACTTCCTTGTCAATGCTCTTACCTACCAAGAAATTGGTAACGCCATTATTTAAGTCATCTAGTTTCTGATATCTCATTATTTCAAATGTAGATTCCGTAGACAAGTCAGAACCATCAAATAGAAAATCTGCTCTAAGGTCTCCGTATGATTGACCGCCATTTGTTTCCCTATACGATCTCATAGGGTATGTGTCAGATTCTTGGTAGTTAAATGATATTCTTCTATGTAACTCAGGTCTTGTTATCTTCTGTGTGCTTATGTCTACATGCTCTGTAATATCATAACTAGATCCTAACGCATACCAATCATCTAAAGGCTCAATATTAAACTTGGTTCTGCTTGTTGGCTCAATTACTAGATTAAACATTTTTACCAAACCTAAAATAAAGTCATAAATCTTCTGCTCAGGCATTTGATCGCTCATTATTACATCAGTATTAAACGACTGCGATGTGCTAGTAGTAGCGGTAAATAGATCTGTGGCTAATTCTGAAGGTCTACCTGATATATTACTAGATGTAATTGTTATTGTCTCTCCTCCCCAATCTATTGGCGGTGAGAACCTCATCTGAACCTGATCACCACCTTTAAGCCAAGCATTTAAATATACCTCCTGATTAGTAACATTTCCTGAATGTTGTCTGCTCATCACATATACTCCATTTACATACCAATGCACTTGGTAGTCATTAGTAGATGCAATAGTGTATTTCCAGATTAAACTTGTTGTCAAAGGCCCATTAGTATACAGATCTGTGGTAGCATCAAACAAGCCTGTGGCTGAGGTAAAGTTTATCTTTTGAGCTGTAAATCCATTTGCTTGATCTTTAAACATATACCCCTCTCTGCGGTGGCACCACATAAATAGGTCTGTAAATTTGCTATCTGTAAAGAAGGTGGATGTAAAGGTTATACCATATTTTGCTTCAATAGCATCTACGATCTTGGAGATCTTTAACGCAGGTTTTAATTCATAGTAGCTTACACCATGATCATCATTAGTAGTATGATATGCTATGTTATGTGCTATGTGATCACTTGGTGAAGAGTTATAATGCCAATCTCCAACAGGAGATATAAGAGGGTATATAACATTCCCAGAATAAAGAGGAGTAGTTCCCTCCATTGCCCCTCTTATTATTCCGCCTTCGTAATTGTGATCATATGCTGATAAATCAAGATCTGTTAATTCATCTTCGCCAAATAAGTCTTTTAGGTTTACCCCTGCACTAAAGAATACTATTTCATAGGCAGATGCCTTGTTATTATTCATTTCAACAGAAATCAACTGAATACTACCCTCTCTAAATACTTCTTTGTTTACAAATATTGTAGCATCTTGCCTTAACGAAGCTTGAAAGCCTCCTGATATATCCGCATTGTAGTAATGCTTAAATACTGCGTTATTGGTCTTAGAAGCAGGTACCTGAAAGTTCTGTGTGTAGTCTGTAAATAGTTTGCTAATATCCCTTACATTCTGAACGCTTAGGTTAATATTTACATCCTCATCTTTAAATGTATCTAACTTGCTTGATCCAATGTAGATCTCTATCATAACATTGCATTCTCAGGGTTAGCCATCTCAATATCTATCGTGTAATTAATAGTCTTGTCATTGATATGCTTCTGAAGTCTTAATGATTCTGTCTGTATGTTTACTGCTCTCTGAGATTGAGATATGTCGTATTCAGTTCCTGATCTTGTAGTTGTACGATCATATACCATTAATACATACTCGCTCATTAGAAGTTGCTCCATCACTTCACTATAATCTTCAGAAACAAAGCCTGTATTTAAAGTCATTCTATGAGTAACCTCGTGGTTGTAAGATCTTAGACCTCTTGCTTGATTACCCCAAGTGTAGCCTGATGCTGAAGCATTACCTATTGTGGATCTGTATGTTTCCTTGCTACTAGATAAATCAACATCCGATCTCTTTAAGAATGTTACATAATCCCAAGTACCATACCTATTTACAAAGTATAGAGAAATAGGATCGTATTTAGGCTCACACTCATTGTAGATTCTTACAGAATCAATTATGTTATTAGATCCATCCAATAACTGAACATCATAATAATCTGTGTTATAAGGAGCGGTTCCTGAAAGACCATTATTTGCTTTCCAATTTGAAAGGTTAGCAATTCCTGAAGGGAAAAGTAATACTCTTTCTTCTGCTTTTGTTTCGTAGACATTACCTTCTGTTACTGCGTACTGATAGCTAGTGCCATCATCGTTTAATATCTTAATGGTAGCTAAACCTATGTTTGCACACGATAACGCTTCTACAACCCCTCCATCAGCTACCACACGATCACGATAACCATAGATAATATCCAAGCCCTCTCCTTGTAGACCTAGATAGATAGGTAACATAAACGCATCCTTCTCGTAAGCATATCTTGATTTCTCTTGTAAGAATGGACCTTGTATCTTGTGATTTGCTCCCTCTACGAACTTACCATAACCATAGGTTACGATAAACACTTCTGATGATCCTGTGTCAGTTCCTGCTCCTAATGGAGAAGATTCTGTATTAAACCAATCTAAGGTATAATCTATCTGGACAAATAACTGCGAATCAGGAGAGTTAAAAGTAATTGTATCTGTATGCAGTTTGCTAATACGATTGATAAATTCATTCTCTAGCAAAGGTGCTATATCAGCAGTAGGATAGAAATCTACAAAGCCTGTTGTTCTGTTTATTGTATATACAGGTGTTGCAGGTTTTGCGGTCTTTTCACCACTCCATGCATAGATCTTTAATTCCATACCATCAAGTCTGTCTCTATTTGAGCCATCCCAAGTAAAGAACAAAGGTGATCTTGCTGCTACTAAACCACTAGGACTAATTACTGCCATCTTTGTATTGTTCGTTTAATTTATCTATTGTAAACTCCAAAAATTCTTCTACATCTAGAGCGTAAGCCTCTACGATTTCATTAGGCAATTTAGCATAACCTAGCTTAAATGGTCTGCTGTAAAAGTTTGTAGGCTTAATTCCTTTTTTACCAATACTCTTGGTTATCGCCCAAGCTGTTGAATCGTATGTTACAAACTTGCCTTTATTACTTCTAAATTGAATCCTACGCTGCTCTACCCATTTTCTAATTGCTGAGAAAGGTGGGTTCTTGCCTGGCTTTCGCCCTTTATCTACCCACTCACCATATTCCTTCATTAAGAAGTCAAACTCAAAAGAGTTAGGCATTGCCTTTATATCGTAATTAAGGGAATCATATAAGCCGTTAGAGTTTCTTTTCTTTAACCTTGTTAGGTTCTTTCTAGATTCTTTAACTAAGTATTTACCAAACTTATTTAATGCGGCTTGTGTATTCTCTCCCTTCATCTAGCAGATGTTATTAGGGTTTATTGCTTCTATTTGTAGTGTAGCTTTCCAACCACAGATATTAGCCTCCATATCCTCGTCAAACGGCTCTGCAATAGGATCATTAATCAATCTAAAATACGCATCATACTCAGTACCTCTTCTAAAAGTTGCTAAGATCTCAGAGATTGCTGCAAGGGTTCTGTGGTAAATATCTTGTTTGGTCATATTACCCTCGTATAAGTCTTTAGGATCTTTGCTGTAATCCACTATGTCCATCGCTAACAAATCAAACTCATATGTAATAGTACGCTCACTTAGTGTCGCTGTACCTGTCATTATATGAGCAATAGGAAACATATCCATTTTCCTAAAGTCAAGATCAAATATGTCCCCCCAAGTTACTTGGTTTATTTGGTCGTTTGCTGATGCTGCACTCTCAAGTGCCTCTGTTATTTGGTAATATCCTTTCTTCATACAATTAAAAAACCCTATTCGCTAAAATAGGGATAAAAAAAGAGGAGATCCACCACAGACCTCCTCAACCAAACCATCTAGCGAACCACCACTAGATACCTAAATGTATCTCATCTTCTTCTTCTTCACATCTACAATCAAAGTAATCAGGATCTGTACACTCTCCACAAACGCCACAGGTAGTGTCTTGGTAATACTGATGGCTTTCTAATTCCCAGTCTAGATATCCCATTACTCAAAGAAGTTTATAATGTTAGTCAATGTACATTCAAAGCCGAATACCGATGCTACTCTTGAAGATTCATTCAGAGTAAGATCTAAGCAGTATCTGTTCTTTTGTAATGCATTGATTAATGTAGTTGTTGAGATTGGGTAGAGGATCATTTCCTGATCCAATACCTTAATCGCTTCTGGGCTTAATTTTTCGTACAAATTCATTCTGCAGGTATTTCTAGGTTCTCAGAAACGAACTCATACAAAGAAACATACGCAAGTTGCGTTATGCTCGTAATCTCTCCGAACTCGTTATCCTTCCAATCAGTAATGTGTAATGCTCTTACGATCTCAAAGCAGTCTGCGTAGTAGATACATTCTCTGTCAATCTCTTGGTGGATTAGATCCCAAACATCTCCAGAATCACTCTGCTCAATAGTGTCTTTTAAATCTTCTAAATAATCGTACTTGTTAAAATTTGCCATATCTCTCTTTGTTAATTATAGTGCTAATATAAACACTATTTTTTAATAACAGAGGTTATTGCGAATTTTTTTTCATTATAGATTTCTCTACCTCAGCCTTGTCAATCTCATACTCTAAGAATGTAAGACAGGTACGAAGTGGTAGTTCGGTTATCTTTTCAAATTGTAGGAGATCTCCTTTAGCAATTTGATGTACTGCTCCATACCATCCCCACTTTCTTGAGAAGTTAGATTGAGCATCATATCCCTCTTCCCCTCCTTCTCCAAAGATTGTAGGAAAGTTATCTGTAAGTTGGTTGCGATACGATAAAAAAAAAGCAGACAACCTAGAAAGATGTCAGCAGATAGATCTTGAAAGCCTAAGCCATCATGTATATCAGGATCATAATTCTCTATGCTATGCCTTCCAAATATCTTCTTGGTAATAGGTCTATATAATATACCTAAAACCTTCTCAGCGTTCTTGTATGGGTCTTTTAGGTATGTATCTAGGTCTACATATTCCCCCATTGATATATCTTCTATCTTAGGATGAAAGCCATACTCCTTACCCTTAAATGTAAATGACTTTACTAGGTTAGGTTTCTCAGCTAATACATTACCTATCTGATTTCTAATTTCATCAAGATCTTTTTTCTTCATACCCTCCTGCTGTGCAGGGGTTAAACCACAGAACTGAAACAAAGCCATCTCATCGCCATTCTCTTCATTGGCTAATAGAATAAACCTTTTGTATGTACTTAGTTTTACATCTGATAGATTCTCAGGAATCTCTATGCTAACGGATTGTGTATCTACCATAATTCGGTTTGCTTAGTTTATTGTATACCCCATATCTTAATGCATCTATAAGGTGGTTGTATTTATCTTCAGGCTTGTTTAGCAAGTTACCATTTTTATCTTCAAGCCATTTATAGTTCTCCATCTCTTTCATTAAGTTGGATCCTATTATATGAATCTTGTATCGTTTAAGCATATCAATACCTGCGTTTACAGAATCTGCGCCCTTCTGAGTAGGCTTTACATTCCAACCCATTCTGTGCAGTTCTTCTATACTCTTAGGCTCTGATGAATCGCCAAAGATCTCATCATACCTTCCTATCTCTAGTTTACTGAACTCTCTAGATAGATCTTGATTGGTAAGATTAGTGCTGTATAGTAGTTCTTTAAAATAAAGGTTATCACCCTCTTGATAGCAGCCAACCAATGCACTAGGATCATTTGTAAAACCAAAGTCAAGACCAAACGATAGAAACTTTGCAGTTTCAGGAATCTGCTGAATGGTTGTAAATTGAAATACCTGTGCCCTATTAGTACCTCTTTCCCCTAATCCATAAACTCTCCAATAATGCTCATCTGTTTGCTTTAGCCTTTCAATCTCATCTATGATAGTTTGGTCAAGAAATGGATTGTCCCTATATGTTGTTTGATAGAAGTCAGCATCATCTCTTGGTATTACTCTATCGTAAATCCAATGAAAGGTATCTGAAGGGTTATAGTCAAGTATGATTCTGCCATTAGTACGAAATACGATTTGCTGCCAATCTTCAAAAGTCAATTCGTTAGCCTCATTTAAGAAAGCAAGATCCCTTTTTCTACCTCTGATCTTCTGAGGCTGATCCATAGATATGAATTCAATCATATTACCATTAAGCATATACTCGTGGTTGGACTTGTTATGGTTCTCCTCTTTGTATAGATTAGATCCTTTTAGGATCTCTATAAAGTCCCTCATTACAGAAGATCTTACAGCAGGAAATGTCTTTCTAGTAATGGTAATGGTTTTACCTATATTCTTACCGCAATAGTAGAATATGATCCAAAGCAGAATGTTGTAGGTCTTACCACTACGAGTACCACCTTGCTCTACTATGATTTTTTTGTCTGATCTCTTTAGATGACCATATACCTTATTAACTTGGATCTTGCTCATCCACTTCTTCTATCTCAAAGGTCTTTAGCCCTTCATGGGCTATCTCTTGTCTTTCTACATACCCTCTTCGTTTGCCCTTAGTCTTTAAATAGAAGATTGTAGATGTAGGAACACCCTTCTTTATCTGTTGATGTAATTGTGATTCAGCAAAGTCTAGTGCAACATTGGATAGATCATCTACTGCTTGTTTGTAATCAGCATCTTGACGCATCCATCTGTAATGAGTTTCCCTTGATATGTCTACTGCTCTACAAGCCGATGTAACCACACCTAGAGATTTCTCAAGGGCTTCTAACATTGCCTTTTTACTTATGTCACTATTTGTCATATTATTTCTTGTGTTTTTCATCTATAATCTTAGGAACTGCATTGTTCCATCTAATCTGATGATGTAGTCTTTTGTTCTTGTTTCCCATTAATGTAATCTTTGTACAAGAAGGAGAAAAAAGCAATGTATAAAATGATTTTACATATGTTCCGCCATCTAAATAGAACTCTGTAAGACCGCCTGAATTGCTCTGCGTATCTAACTGCTCTAACCTTAGATCACATATGGTAAGAAATATATCACCTGTTGTGCCGTATCTTACATAAGTATTTACATCTTCATTTATTCTACCTATAAATTCAAATCTTCGTTTCGTAGAGCATACAAAGAAGTTCATTGCCTTTCTTGATAGCTTCTTTTTAAATACACTAGAGTTTTCGCCACCTATAAAATCGCCACCTTGAGCAATACATAAAGTCTTTGCGTTTGTTTTCTTATAGAAGTCAAGAAGTAACTTAAAGGATTTGTCTAGATCTTTTATGCTTCGGCTCTTGGTTAAATATGTACCATACTCATCTGCGGTATATCTAAACTGCGTGTAATCATCATCTAAAACTATAAAATACTCAATACCATTTTTCTCAGCAATATCAAATACTGCATTACGAGCAAACACAACAACCCTGTTGTCATCAAAGTTATCTCCTATGTCAAACTTATCCTTATACGCTTCTTTGCTAAATACAAAGACATCTTCTTGATATAGCTTCTTGTAGTTTGGCAACTCTTTATCATCGTCAGAGCATATAAAGCATATTCTGCCTGTGTAGCCTTGTTTCTTTAGGCTGTTGTATGTGTATACCTTTTCAGATCTACCATAAGATAATATAAATACTACCGCTTCGTTATTATTCTGCATGTTCATCTAGGTATTGTTCTGCAATCTGTTCGTTAATGTTTACATACCCTAATTCAATAGCTTTTTCAAAGTCTATAATAATTAAGGCAATATCCTCCATTAACTCTTGCACATCTTTATCTGCGTGAGCGTAAAAGTCTGCAATCTTATTGTAGTTAAACACCATATGTCGTAGAGCAGCACTCATTAAGAAGTCTTTAATGTTTGGATCAACATCCGACTGCTTAATCTTTGATATAAATTTCTTTGCTTTTGTGTCATCATATAGGTCTGAAAGATCAGGTGCTTCATCGCTTGGTGTGTATGTAGGCGCATCAACTTTTTTTGTATATGGTTCATCTTCGGTTGTTGCTTCTTCGTCTTCAAACAGCACAGGAAGATCTAATCCCCATTCTTGTATTAAGTCTACATCCCATTCGTTAGCAAGTATATCCCAATCCCACTCCCCAAAAGATGAGTTGTCTTTTATGATAAATTCTTTCTGTTGTTCTTCTGTAAGGTTATCAGCAAAAATTACAGGCACTTCTTTAAGACCTGCGGCTTCACAAGCCTTCAATCTCATATTACCACCTAAAACAATCATATCTTTATTAACCACAATTGGTCTAAGATCTAACATCTGTGGAAACTCCTTAATGGACTTTACTAACTTGTTAAACTTATAATCCTTAATGATTCTTGGATTGTCAGGATTTCTGCGTACCTGTTTAATATCTACTCTTTCCATAATTATAAAACCTTATTCGTTTATTTTGCGTTTGCGGTTCTCTCTAATAATCTGATTGATCATCTTCTGATTCAATCTTCGTTGAGATCTATTAGGTTGTGTGGGTGCTTCAGGCAAATCTACAAACTTACCTAAGAATGCTTGTTCATCTGCTGATAGCTGTCCTCGTAGGTGTACTTGTGTTAGAATGCTAATAAACATTTCTAGGTTGTTTCTATTTACTAGGATCTGTTCGCTCTTGCTCATTATTTATTTATTCTAAAAGTAAACCATTGCACAAAACACTCATCAAGATTCTCTTCTATCATAAACAAATGCCAACTCCAATTACCTGAAGCCACTCTTAGGATTGTAATATTCCACCACTTCTCCTGTATTCTATTCCATCCGAATAGTTCAATGTCAAAATACTTATGCATAGTTAATCGTTTTCAATTCCGTTCTCATCTTTGTCTCGGTTACACAGGTCTACAATGTCTTTCATCTCTCTTTGGTGTTAAAGGTCGTGTTCTACATTCTGTCTCTCAATATACCTGCGCCACATATTAGCAGCCCAAGCCTTTCTCTGCATCTTGTTAGGATACACCTTCTTTAGCCTCGCATTTGCTATGCGTAGGAATTGATTCATCTTATTCATAACAATTCTCTTAGTTTTTCTTTTCTACCATTATTAAGGTCAAAGTTATCTAGCATCCACTTGATATAAGTCTTAGGTAGCGTTTGAATCTTTCTACCCTTATATTTACCTACTCGCATTACATCATCTAGTTCTCTAAATGGTGCTTGAGGCTTTCGGTTTGTTAGTGTGCTATTAATACTTCCCGATCTCTGCTGAACTAAGTGATTCATCTTTCTCATAACAATCTATCGTGGATTTGCTGTAACCATTCTACCTTACTTGGTACATCACCATACATTAGATGGCAAGGTCTACATACAGCCATTAAGTTCTCTATTCTGTCTTTGTCTTTAGCACCTCCTGATCCTCTGTTCTCTATATGATGTATGTCTACTGCTCTGCTTCCGCAGATCTCGCAAGGTATAAAGTCATCTAGCACATAATTAAAGTGCTTCATATAGATCTTGGTATGCTTCTTCACAATGTTCCTCTAATTGTATAGGTATCTAGGTCTTCTCCTCTAACAAAGAAATCCCTGTACATAGAAATGGCTCTGTTAAATTTAGCCTCTCCTCTCTTGTAGAACTCCTCTGATATGTCGTAAATACCAACATCACAACTGCCCTTGTCTAAAGCTATAAATGTAAAGTCCTTGTAAGAGGTCTTAAATAGATTGCAGTATATGTATGCTTGTAGATCATAGCCGTATTTATCAGCACTATATTTAAATGCTTTTAAATCGGTTGTTGTTTTAAGATCTATTACTTCCCCTTGTCTATATATATCTGCTTTGCCTCTAAACGGAAAGCCGCCTACTAAATCTACCATAGGTACTTCGCACTCTGCATCTGCTAAGTAACTTAATGCTGCTTCGTTACGATTAAAAGCATCAGCCATACGCTCTCCTGCTTGTAGATCTTTTCTAGTGATACAAGTCTTAGGATTATCTAGCTGAGCCTCTTTAAAGGCCTTAGTATTCTTAGAAGCGACATCTACAACCTCAAAGATCTTATCAAAGTTTTCAGGCTCTAGAACCATGACATGAATTACCCTACCCATTAAAAGAGCAGGGCTTGAATCATTAGATCCGTACTTCATAACATTATGGAATGTCTTAGGACTATCCAATAGCATCTTACAGCTAGAAGATGATAACGCTAACTTATTTAGTGCTCCGTAATAGAACTCATCGCCTCTTGCTTTATCAATCAGCCATTGCTGATCATAATCTGAGCCATCTAACATTAACATTGTACACAAGTTAAGATTTCCACTAATTCATATACTGCTATCATAGCAATCATTCCTAGAATGACCATAGTCTGCAAGAATGCAACTACCGCTACCTTATTCCAATCAATCTTTTTCATAGCTTATCCTATTAGAGTTAAATGATTAAAGTCGTGGCGGCAATTAGCTACACCCATAGACTTTCTACCCTTATCGGTAATATGCTCTTTGATAAGATCTTGTAAGATCTCTGATGTTTCTGCGTAAACTGCAAATGCGTGGTTCTGTACCCACTTACCTTTTGAATCTTTCTCTAGAAAATAAAGAATTTTGTTTGCTTTCATGTTCTCTCTTGTTATGATTACATTGTAAATATAAACATTATTTTTTAATAACTACTAATCTTCGTCAAAAAATGTTCTGCCTATAAATTCCTCTAAATCATTAACCCTCTTCTGTAAAGATCTAACTTGATTTAGTGCTATGCCTAAACCTATTCCAAACAATATTAATATCATCTCTTTAGTATTTAATCTCTTGTATAAGCAAGTCTTGTACATCTTCTATTCTTAAATAGGTAAACACATCTTGCTTACCGAATCTACCTATCCACTTGTATAAGCCTTGAGATGGCTTTACCTTATTCTTTCTTAGTACAACCTCAGGGCTGTATTTCTCACACTTATCAATTACCCTCTGTCTTAGATCATCTTTCTTAAACACATAGAATGTATTAGGGAATTGAAAAGCTATGTAGTCTGCTTTGGAATCTTTAGCACACCATCCGTGATAACCCCATACATTAAGAAACTCTAAAAGAATAAATCCGTATTTATGCATAGGCTTTAGACCTTTAACATCAATACACTTACCTTCCCAATAGAAGTCAATATGCTTCTTATCATCTGCAAGATTTGATTTAATAGCACCTGTTAGTTCTTTAAACAATGCCTCTCCATCTTTTCCTATGGAAATACAATGCTTGGCTCTATTGTCTGACTGCTGCAGTCCCTTCTTTAAATAATTATCTAGAGACATCTAGAAGTTCTTGTAATTCTCTTACCCATTGCATCCATATCTTAGGACTGCAAGTACAGGGTATATCAAACTTATGGTTAAATACTCTAGCGTGTATCGTTGCGATTCTCTCGCGATCTTGGTACTTTAATGTGGACTTTCTTAAAACACCACTTAACAAGTATTCTATTTCATCAGGCTCTAAGCACTCAGGCTTTATCTTCTTGTAAGGAAATAAGTCGTTAAGTAAATTCCTACGATCATCACATCCGCAGTCTTCACCCACTACCGCCTTTACCACTTTCTTAATACCTGTGGCTGTGGTAATCTTCTCAATGGTATCTCCTAAGCCCTTAGATTTTGTCGTAATCTCCGTTTTGGTAGTCTTGCCAATCTTCTTTAAGCCTTTCGTGGATTTTCGCTTTGCCATTTTTGATAGTATTCTTTATGCTTGTTAAACCTATATCTGTATCTCTATGGATCTGATTCATACTTGTTCCCTCCATATGTATTCTTACCATCTTTTCATCGTACCAATGTAGATCTTTCATTTCATCTTCCATTAGTCCTATGAGTTTCTCAAGTGCTGCTTTTTCTTCAGGATATGGCTGATCTAAATGATAGTCAAAATGTAAATCCTCTAGCGATACCTTATTGATCTTTCTCTTTGCTCTTTGATATTTAAGGGCTGTGTTTATACAGCTACGATAGACATAAAAAAAGTTAAGGGAGTCCTCCTCGTAAAAGTTGGTCCTCCCTTCGCTTTCTAATTCTAACAGCCGTAAAAATACCATCTGAACTATGTCAGAGGCGATCTCGTAAGATCCATCGGTATATTGCTTAATGAATCCTGTTAATCGTTTAAAGTTTATACGATAAAAATTTTCTATCCTTCCCATGCTATTTGGATCATAACTAAGCCAACCGCAATCTGCAATAAATGCATAGGAGAAATTTCTTCCTCAGCAGGATAATAAGCGTAATTACATCCTAACATAAATCCATATAAAGGGCTAAACTCAATCTGCATTGCGTAGTTCTTTATTTTGTTTTTGTAATATAGTGTAATTGGCAACCAATTCTTCACACTTTTGTGTTAATTTATTAACCTCGTGCTCCAATTCTACAATACGCATCTTCTGTCTAGTAAACTGAGCCTGAAGTTTATTGTCGTTCTGTATGCTTTTTATTGGGCATTCTAATAAGATCTGTTTAGCGATAGAATAGTAGAACCTATACATTTCGCTCCAATCAAAATTTTCTTCGTGTTTCTTCTTAGCGTGGCATACGCTGCTGTGATCTTTACCAAAAATCCTACCAATCTGCTTTAAAGTCATATACTTTCTCATTGCTACCATCATAGCACTTCTAGCAAATACCTGATCCACTTGTCTTGTGTTGTTTGGTATTACACCTATTTCTTCGTAGTATGTTTTTAATAAAATGCTTAAATCTTCCATTTGATCTCGTTTTCTTTGTCAATTATTTTTTGAAATGGTATTCTGTGCAGCTTACCTGTTGAGGTATTTCTAACGATGTAGTAGCTACTTCCTACATCAATATCTGATTCTTCACCATCAGTTCTAGTTTGAAAGTATGCGTGAGTTTCAATACATATAAACTCCATACCGCTAATCTCAAATCTTTGACCATTAAGCATCTTTCTCTTAAAATTCATCCATGTATCTGCTTAGTGCTTCTGTAAGCCGTTCGTTTTCTTTTTTTATATCGTAAAGATCTTGCTTGAGTTTACCATTCTTAATTCTAGCATCTAGAATGAGTTTATCTAGAGTAGTAAAGTAATCTGTAATATGTCTGTAAACTGCTGCTGTATCTGCACAGATCTGAAAGACTTCCCACATATTCTCTGTGGTCATCTTCTCCTGCTCACTTAATTCTTTACTTAGGTAGTCCAAACATTTATATAGTTCGGCTTCCTTTTCCATATAATATAGCCTATTACCCTCAAAATGGAGATCCATCAATTATCGTTTCTTTAGTTATCAAATCTAAACCATTAATTCTAAACCCACTATTTCCCTTTGTAGATTCCATTCTAATAGGGCTATCTAAGGGCGTTGGTCTACCACCGCTTTCAAGTTCCTTTACTTTTCTTACATGAATATCTGTATAGATCCAATCTGTATTGTGTTGCGTGTACCTATGTATTACAAAAAACTCATCTGATCTATTTACAAACTTACCACCGCCCTCTACATCTGAAGCCATAGGTGGCATTGTATGTCCTGTGTATTCGTGTGATCCCTTATGAATCTGTCTTAAGGCTTGTGTTGCAGGGTGGGTATTTAGTATTGTGGTTATACCATACTCCTTACAAAACTTTCTTATATGCGATGTAACTTCGTAGTGGTATTCGTGTGTAGAGATTCCCTTGAGATCTTCTTTTCTAATGGTTAGTGAATTATAAGGATCTATCATCATTCCTTGAAACTCCCACGCATCATAGATCTCTCTTGCTATATCTAAAAGTTCAAAAGCATTAACGATTAACTCACTATCTAAAAATGCCCAATGTCCCTCAACAAAAGCGTGATGTCTCCAAAATGTTGCTTCATCTATCTGATTAATTGGTTTACCTGCTAGAAACTCTATTAGCTTACGCTGTAATGATTGTACTTCATTCTCTGATGAGTAGATTAACCATCGTGTGCCGTTCTCTAAGGTATGTAGCAATTGTAGATAGGTCATCGTATGTGTCTTACCAACATTTGCGTGTCCTGTAACCACAATAAAGTTTCCTTTTTTAAATCTTAGAAAGTCATCTATTTGATTTACACCAAATCTTGATGCTTGTGAGATCTTACCCTCCCTTGCCATCTCTAAGTAGCGAAGGGTTTTATTTGATTGTATTATGTGTTTGTGTATCATCACTCTAATTTAAACAAAGAATTTTAACATCTCTGATATTGATAAAAAAAAAGAGGAGTATTTCTACCCCTCTCTGCCTAACACAATCAATCAACTAGAATGGTAAATCATCATCTGCTGCTTGTCCGTTTACAATAGCGTTTGCTACCTCAATTTTTTCTTCTCTTGATGAGAAGTGTGTATTGTATGTGGTTTCTTCTTTCTCATTAGACTTTAGTACCCATTCCACAAATGAGTCTGCTACTTTAAGCACATCTGTACTCTTGGCTTGTTTCTCTTTTAGAAAGTCTACCGCCGCTTTTAAAGCAGTCTGTCGTACTATCATCTCTTGAGTATCGCTACCCTTAGAGGAGTAGTTAGAAGATCCGCCTGAGAAACCACCACCTTGATTATATACAGGCTTAATGCGATTACCATATTGAGTTGAGTTAATCTCGTACTCTGCTTCTGTACCTGCAACAAATTTACTTTGATCAGGCTTGACTGATGAATACTCTCCCGAATCGCCATTGTCAAACGATACTTGAAATTTGTACAATGTCTTTCCATCTCTTAGTTGGTAATCTCCTTGTGGAGTTACACTAACAACTTTTCCTTTCTTCATAATTATTTAGTTGATTGATTAATTTCTAATACTCCAATATGAGCCTCTAGCATTGCTAACCGCTCTTCCATCCATTCGCTTCCTAAGTTCTCTGCGAATGCAGTTAGATCATCCAAGACCTGATAAATAGTTTGTGTTTGCATATCTCTCTTTTATTTATAATTCTGATTGAATCATATCTAAGGCTTCTTTCTTGGTATACCAAAGGCCATCCATAAATTCTAAAATTTCAAAGTCTTCACTCCAAACATTCCATTTATTCTCTCCTTCTAGATCTTTATCAAAAGCTAAATTAATTATACCTCTTGAATGATTTACTTGGTAATACCCTTTTGTAATCTTAGTTGATTTCATATCTCTTGTTCTTTTACATTGTAAAGAAAACAAGAAAAGTTGAATTGGAAAAGGGATTATTAAAAAAGTTTGTTAATTATTTTTCCCTCTATCTGAATCACTGATGTATTCTTAGGAATATCGGTAGCAGGTTCTATACGAACTGCCCTTATGAATTTCTTATTGTCATCTGCTATCATACCTGCATCTACCAATGCATCTTGAGTGAACTTGATAGCCATAATACAATTGTCTAAATCGTATCTGTAATTAACCTTTGCTGTAATAACACAGCTTTCAAACTGAAAGTCGTAGTCTAGTTGATCGGTAACGATCTGCTTCCATTTGGTTTTCTCTTTAGATCTAAATGTCCAATGAGGAGATGAATAGAACTTATTTAAGCTAGGAATCTTACCTAGTACAATCTCTATTTTAGTGTGATCAGTCATATCCTAATCTCTGAGCATACTCCAAATCAATCTCTGCTATTCTACCTAAATATCTTCTTTCTTCTTCCTTGGCATAGATCCTTTCTTCAGGAGTTGATTCTGATCCTAAGTTCTGAAATAGCATAGCCATCTTATGAAGGTATCTATCAATGTTAGGATCTCTCATCTGCTTCTTTTATTTCGTATAATACTCCATTAATCATTAGCTTAACGCTAAAGCCTTGAACTGCCCAAGCAGTATATCCCTTGTCATTAAGGCTAACTGCTAAAGTCTGTGCATCTCTCATTGTCATATGCTCTGCTCTGTTTGGTAATACTTCCAAAAAGTATTGTGATTAGATCTTACTTCATCATAAAATCCAAAGTGAGATAAGAAGTGGTTATGGTAGTCATCTTTGATATTTCCATTTTCAATGGATAAGCTGTGTTGTCTCCTTGTCATTATAATATAATAATAATATATATATAATATATATACTTACTTAGTAAGTCTTAATAATACTAATGTATATATTATTATTGAAACAAGCAAAATCCATAAATACTTAGAGTTAAATTTTTTTTCTTGATATATAATCTGAGGTACTCTAATCTCTTCTTGTATTCTTATCGTGTCTGATAGACACTCAGCATCTATTCTTATTGTATCATTAATACGCTGTATCTTAACTCTAACGGCATTTCTTTCTAAAGTGATGGTATCATACTCTTGAAGAATTATCGTGTCCCTAATGCTCTTATTTTCTGTTACGATCATTGTATCCACTTTCAGAACAACTGAATCTAGCATCGTTGGATCTTTTGCAATCGCACGATTTAGGTGCCACTTCGCACCACATCCCTGAGCCAAAAAAAGCAGCCCTATTAGAACTGCTCCTCTTACGACCCACATGCTTCGCAATCTTCAGGGTTATCAATGTTGCAACTAGGTTGCTCTTGGTCTGTTAGTTCATCAATAAAGTCTTCAAAACTATCTTGGTTTATTTCTTTGTGAGTCATTATATCCTTTTTCGTATTCTAAGTGTTTTTCAATATCGTAAATTCTTCCCTCCAAATTCTCTATGACTAGAATCTTTTTATCTAATCTTTCATGCACTACATTTAACTCCATCTTTAATGATGAGAATTCAGCATAAATACCACCTGCTGCAAACACTGCTGCAACAAGCCATATCAACATTGACCAATTCTCCTTTAAAAAAGATTTACTCTCCTGAGCCATTATTCTTGTACATTATATACCAACGCTGCGCTGTATATCCAATAGAGACCAATAGCAACGCAATCTTTAGAGCCATTTCTATATGAGCAAAGCTAATAGCAAATGTACTTGCGTTAAGCAATATCAGTTTTATATCTGCCTCTGTCATTTCTTAGCAAACTTTTCTAGACCTGCAATACCAAAGCTGCCTAATGTTATAAATACAAATGAGTTGTAGATAAACTCGTTTACGAGTAGATCTTTGCCTAACCAACCTGTAACTACATCGGCTACCATAACCAACACCATAACAGCAAACGATAAGAAACCTATGATGGTTTTCTCGTTCCAGTCGTTAGTGTCTTTAAATATCTTAATAAAGTTCATAGCTTGTTCTTCCGTTTTTTTTAATGGCTCGTAAGATCTGTCTGCGATTGCCGTTACTTATAAAACTACAATGTACCCATGATGGGTTGTTTTTATTACCAAACTCCCAAATCAGTTGATCAAAGTCTAGCGAGTCCTTAATATAATTAAAGATCTCCTTATTTGTTATACCACCATATACATCTGCATCAATATCAAGTGCTTGACCTTTACAATGCTGAGAGGTAATACTACCGCCAATGGCTTTATTAAGATCAGCCGAACGATAACCACTAGTAATAGCAATAGGCACCGCAAACTTATCTCTTAAAGGTTGAAAGATGTTCTCTGCTACCTCTTTAAGATTCTGCATATGCTCAATAGTAGGCTCGTTAGAGATACCCTTACGCACCGCAGTTGCTGATTTTGTAACCTCAGCCAATGTCAAGTTTTTACTCAGCTTCATTTTTTGTGATGTTACCTATACCCTGATTCATGTAATCACCTTCGCAACATTCTCTGGAATATCTCTTCCCATCTTTGCACAGGCATCCTCTCCTCTTGTCCTGTGGGACATTGTATCTGTCCTTACCCATTATACTAACTCCTCCTCAGGTTCAGGGAAGTATTCAGGATGCAACTCCTTACAAGCCTCTGTCCATTCCGCAATAGCAGAAGATGAACCGAAAGTATGAACGCCTAATGGCGCACACCATACCATAGCACTATCCCAAGACTCAACAGGCTCACCATCCCATAGAACATCTATATGGTAGGTAGAAGATAGTACAGGTGCGGTGAGTTCGTTTCCTTCGTCATCGTATGTACCTTCAGTCTCTACCAAGTGTCCAAGATGAACAATGGCGTGAGAGTGCGTAGGGTTAGAATCCTCGTCTAATCCTAATGCGTTGATTTTAGTTGTTGCTGCTCCTTTAGAGCCGAATGAGTATTTTCTAAATGTTTTCATAGTTATACTAATGAGTCAATTTCTTCGTTTGTTAATGCTTGATTGAATATAAATGCGTTCTCTAACTCAAATGATACACGAGCAATAGAGACATAATTGATAGTCCAATTAGAAGTACCTCCTGCACTCCATCCAATGTCGGCAGCAGATATAGTTCTAATATCCGAACCGCCTCTACGAACTCTTAATTGAGTACCATCCCATATATAAGCAAAGCCACCATTAGGATTAAATTCAGTCCAATATCCTTTAGTTGCTCCGCTAAAACCAAAAGATGAACCATAACGATAGAAGAATCCACCCTCATCTCTTTGCACTAATATGTTGTTTCCTGCTGCTCCGTTTCCGTTGAATGTTCCCTTTACAATGTAAGTCCAACCTGTTGAATTATTGGTTACACCACTTGCTTGAAGGTCATTAGAACCTAATGAATCTAATACACGACTCACACTACTCCCATAGGTAGGTATGTAGGATGTTGCGTAGGATGCTGCTTCTACTTGTAGACCATACAAATAGTATTCTTGACCTAACACACCATCATCGGAACTATGACTAAACTCTGCTCCAATAGTCAATGTAGTTGGTGTTGTAGTGAATGTCTTTGAAATATCAAGTCTTTGCCAAGTACCATCTAAACTAAAAGCCTCATACTCTAATTCATTATAGCCATCTCTCCCTAAAATCATAGAGAATAATTGACCACTTGCTCCCTTAACATACAATGAAAATGTAGCACTATTCCCCGATGTCGGTATATTAAATACTCTTAAATAAGGGTCGCTATTGTTTGCGTTTACCTCATATTTTACTGCATTATAAACTCCCTCTGGAGAAAGAGTGTCAGATGTATTGTAGGTTCTTGTTACCGCAGCAATAGTTCCTTGATGGTATTCGGAATGAGGAACATTGTTAGTCCTCAATGGCTCTAACAATAGTGCAGGACACGAACTATCCGTATAATCTAATCTTGGAGTATTGTCTGTAATACCTCCGTATACGGCAGCAGTAGTTGTAGTGATAACATCTCTTGCTACAAGTCCCTGCTCAAGTTGGGCATCTTGGATGTAGATGTTATCGCCTGTTGTAGTAATTCCTACATCTCCATTAGCACCTGCACAATAGAAATAAATCAAGTTGTTATTAGTAGCATTGAATGTCATAGAACATCTATACCAC